GTTGAACCGTTGAATTTAGCCATACAATTTATCGATTTGTTGAGAAAAAAAATAAAGACTTTTGTGCTTGTTGGCAACCATGATTACAAAAACAATCAACAGTTTTTGACCGACCATCATTGGATGAATGCGCTTAAATGTTGGGATAATGTTACCATAGTTGATGAAGTGGTTGAATACACCACGGATGACTTCAGTTTTTTATTCGTCCCGTACGTTCCACCTGGAAGGTTTGAAGAAGCATTAAAAACAAAATATGATCAAGTCAATTATTCAAAAAATTTTAAGGCTATATTTGCCCACCAAGAATTTTTTGGTTGTAAGATGGGTCCAATAGAAAGCAAATGTGGAGACAAATGGGACGAAAATTGGCCTATGGTTATCAGCGGCCATATTCACAACAAACAATGGAGTCAGAGCAACATCTATTATCCTGGTTCAGCTATGCAACACGCGTTTGGACAATCGATTGAAAATACTGTGCCTATTTTGACCTTTACCAACGATGAACTGAGTTATGAAGAAATTGACCTTAAAATGCCAAAACTGACAATAAAATATCTCAGTGTGGAAGATGTGATGAAACCATTAAAATTCAAAAACAAAGAATTTCGAAAATATAAAATTGTGCTTCATTCAACCTGCGCTGAAGAATTTCAAACTTTCAAGAAAACTTTAAGGTACAAACAACTATTAGATGAAGGATTCAAAATTACCTTTAAGTTGAAAAACATGATATCTGAGTGTTCAAGTGTAGATACGCCTTTAAATTTCATTGATATATTACACCAAAAAATTAAAGATGAACAAGACCCTGATTTGGAATCTATTTTTTCTAAATTTGTAACACAATAATGGTGTATTTAATCTTTTATTCCTTTTAGGCATAAAAGAGTTCAAGTGAACTTAAATATTTGGACGAACCATATTTTTTGTGGTTTGTAACTCGTTCGCTTCGGAGAGGCTTTTTACCTCTCCTCAACGATGTGGGTTTAAGACCATTTTTTAAATTTTTTATTTTTTTTGTGGTTTGTAACCCGTTCGCTTCGGAGAGGCTTTGCCTCTCCTCAACGATGGTGCAAAGCACCATCGCTTTGCGACGGGTCGACCCACTAGTTTTACTGGTGGGTTAAGACCATTTTTTTAAATTTTTTATTTTTTTGTGGTTTGTAACCCGTCGCAAAACGAACGGGTCAAGACCAAATTTTTTTAAACCCCAGAAAAACTACTTGGTCACTTTGAACCAAAAACTACAAATTTCCCTCGTACATTTTAATAGTTGGGCGACTGGTGCGAGGTTAGGAATACTCATTTATTTGTTTTAAAAAAAAGCATTTTTTAAAACATGACGCGTCACTTCAATATTTGTACTGACCCAGTCAAACAATCAAAAACTTGTACTTGACATGCTTGGCATCAAAGTATCCTTTGTAGACAATTTTTCAAAAATGACCTTACGATACCTGTACAACAAGTAGACCATTATAATGGTTACAGATATGCCTATAATGTATTTCATCTGAAAATAGGTTTCAGGTGGTTGTACAACCATATCTGGAGGTGGTTGTGGCGGTGGTTGAATTGGTCCATGACTAGGTTGTTGTTGAGGTGGCTGTTGTTGTGATACGTTTTCTCCGGCTTCCTTTGGTTTAACCACTACTCGTACATCACATTCACATGGTTGTTGAGACTTTAAAACCAAAAAATAAGATTTTAATTGTCCATCTGATTCTATTTGACCATTAATGTATCCATCGTCAACCAGTTTATATTGTTTTGGTTTAATTTCACCTTGTTCGACAATAGTTATATTAAATGGTTTTTTATCCTTGCTTTTAACCTCAAAAAAACAAGAAAAATTAACAGTGCTGCCGTTCAAGGGTATAAGTTGTTTATGTTTATCTATCTGATAAGTCTTAGTGCCTGTATCCATTTATTACTTATCAAAGCAGAATACAAAAAATATTCAATGTGAGTCAAAAATAACCAATAAATAAATTATTATGGAGGAAGAAGACGACATTTTTGAAAACCAGGTTGAATTTCTAGCCGAAAGAGATGCTTGGAATAGACTTGGAGCAGCCGATATTGGGCTAGGTCTGGGTGGCCCAATTAACCTTAAAAAAAGTGGTTATACTATAAATGAAAAATTCAAATTAATAGCACTTGCAACCATAAACATTATAAATGATTCAGACAATCATACTTTAAATTCAGTTGAAATAACCCATATACTCAGTCTGGTTGAAAAGATACCAGATTTTGAATATAAAAATCCATCGGCATTTGTAATGGGGTATCTTGTGGCTGTTCATTCAACTTATGGAACATCAGATTCGACAATAAAAATAAATAAAGATGTGCTTGCCGATATCCTTGAAATAAATAAAAATATTGAGGACCAATTATTTGCCAAAATTGACGATGTTGATATCGTGAGGTACGTTCGACTCTGTCTTTTGAACAAGTTGAAATAAATTCTTTTATACCTGAATAGTAGGTATAAAAGGAATAATAATTACATTAATTTTGGTAAGATTAAACCATAAAACCAATATCCATTAATATTTATAACAATAACATCAATAGATGGTTCTTTATGACCAACAGAATATTGTTGGAGAGTATTCTGGTCGAAAACAGTCACATTCATTATTGTTTCGTCCAATACAATTTTTTGACCTAAAAATTGACTGGCATTTTCAGTCAATTTTTCTAACGAAGGTAAGAATAAGCATAAAGTATTATCGGAATCTACAAATTTGTACCCAAATAAATCTTTTATATAATAAAGTGTATTTGACCTTATGTATTGAACATTTTGAGTTGTTAAAATGTTCAATATATATGGAGTACGAGTCCTTTGAAAATAATCGTGTTTTGTCAATGCAAGTTGTGCTGGGTAAACAACATTGAAATTGGCAATATCATTAAAGAAAAAGTGGTATATGTTGGTCGAATATATCTTCAAGTTTATCGGCGAAATTAAGCTTAGATTGAACCGTATTCTGTTTTGAAATTCAAGAGAATTGAATATAAACTTGTTGTTAACCATCAATTCTGCCGAGTTGAAAATAGGTTTAATTGCCACCTTGGAGTATTTAAAATTTTCGACAACTTGAGTATGCTGAGAAATCCATTCATCGACAGATCCACCAGTTCCCAGGCTGAATACACTGTAAAAATGACATGCTGCCCAAAGGATGTATTCAGCCATTCTTTTCATTTTTTTAAACGATTGATATGGAGAACTGTAACCTTTAGTGGTATTCAATTTTGTTTGGTACAAATCTAACCATGAAAATTTTGTTTTCAAGTTATTTTCAACTTGTGGTTGAAGTTTGCCATTAACAGAAATAAAATAATCAAGAGATTTGATAGGGAGTTTTAAGCACGGTAACGGTGGAAATTGACCAACAAATGAAATATTTTCAAATTCAAATTCAACAAGTCTAGTTTGACCATAATTATCGACGTATTGATTTAAAGGTTCGACGACCTTTAAAATTTTTCCATTTGCAGAAATTGTTTCCCATGGGTAGGTTTGAAAAGTGTTGAGTCCACTTTCAGATGGATTATTCGTGGTCAAAAGATTGATAAAATTTTTATTATCAATGTCGTACACGGCATGGTTGAACCTTTCTTTGAACAATGCAAAAATTTTTTTAACCTGAGCATCACCCTTTTCAAATGTAAAAATAGGTTTTTTACCTTGTTTATTTACATATGTTGAGGTCTCTTCATCCACAATTAGTTCAACATGTTCTTGTTGCTCGTGTTCAATCATTAAAATTACTCGTTTTTTTAATGGACAAATAAACCTCACAAATCTGTTGGGGTAGACGCTAAAGTCATCTTCAGTCAGAGAAAATAAAATGAAAGATAATTGATAGTAATCTTCCAATGCACCTTTAAAATATCTTGGATTAATATAGGTTGTCGGATCCATAACTTTTTTGGCAATTTCTTTGACACTTAATGAATTGAATTCACCTTTACAAAGTTCTGCTCTTTTGGCCAATTCAGACCT